GTGTAATGTTTGTTTAAAGAGTAGACCATTGTGGTGGTACAAACACCCTAATAAAAAAACTTGTGTAAAGTGTGAATATAAACCATGGGAAAGATTTAAAAGAACACTTGTTAGGAATAGACATTTAACCGCAGGTGAAAGGATGGCATCAAGAATTGGATATATGGGAGCAGGATTCTTGATGGCAGGACAATGGACTGTTGAACCCATATTATTTATGATAGGATTCTGTTGTGTATTAGTTCAAGTATTTAGTAGGAAACAATGGAACTTAGTTGCATTACAACTAAATGGACTAATCGCATGGACTATACATTTTTTTAATAATTAAAATATGAAAAAGAAGTTTGGAAAAGTAATGTTATTTTGGGAATTATATTACCCAATTATTTTAGCATTCGCATCGTTTCTATATTCAGTATCACTATGGTTTAGTGGTCAGAAGTTAGAAGGAATATTTGTTGGTATCTGGGTACCATCAATACTAGCGGCATCAGTTGCTATAAGACAAAGAAGACCTCAAAAGAGATATTACCCTAAGAGAAGATATAATAACAAAAACAGAAAAAGAAATGGTAACAGGTAATATGTTAGTAATGTTTATAATAGGATTTATTATATTCTGTTTCTATCTATTTGGTTTATTGTACGCAATATATTGGGGACATAATTCTCAAAGAAAAGAAATGGAGAACGACCCTGAAATGAGAAATTATTACGCAAGACATAATAATGGATTGGATATGGATTATGATGGAATAGGAAACCAAGGTAGATTTGTAGTAAATGTTAATGACAAAAGAAAAAAGAAAAATGACAAAAGAAGATATAGAACTAAGGCAAGGAAGAAGTAAACAACAATACAATAGTAGTTTGTTTGGAATTAAGTATTCGGTTATAATACTTTTGATTGGTTTACTAATATCATTATTTTACGCAAGTGGTAAATACATAGATTATTTGATAGCAAAACAATTTATGGAATTCTTTAGTAGTTTAATATGAGTATATCAAACGCAGAACATTTAGAAGAGATACTACATGAGGCAAATGCATATGGTATTAGACTTGAAGTAATTCAATTAGCATATAAACTTCAAGAAGAGGATAAGACATTAAGTAAGGTAGACGCTCATCAAATATCGTTTACACAAATTAAACAAGCATTAGATGAAGAAATATAAAGTTATGTTAGTTAGTGGTGGGTTTGACCCCGTCCACAAAGGTCATCTTGAAATGATAGAAAAAGCAAACGAGATGGCAGAAGAAGTTTGGGTGATACTAAATAATGATTTTTGGTTAACTCGAAAGAAAGGTAAACCTTTCATGGATGTAGATGAAAGAAAATATATTATGTCTCGTATAAAAGGAGTTACTCAAACAATCGTATGTAATCCAAAAACGGCAAATGATAAGACTGTTTGTGATGGAATATATTCTGCGGTGATGTTATATCGTAGATTATATGATGGTGATATAAGTATGGCATTTGGTAATGGTGGTGATAGAGGAAAGGGTAATGTGCCAGAAGAGGACTATTGTAAGTCTTATGATGTAGACATGGTTTGGAATCTTGGAGACAAAGTACAATCATCAAGTTGGTTAATAGAGAAAGCAACTAACTCGGCATATTCTTCAAGTAATGGATAACAAGTATATAGTAAAGAATTTAAAACAAATTAAATCATTGTGTGAATCGGATTGTTCAATGATGGCCAAAGAAAGATTGGATTGGTTGATTGATGAGATTGAATTACATAAGAAACCATGGTATAAATTTTGGTGAAGTCAAAGATGTTATATGTATACTCCAGCGTATAGACAAGGTATCGCACCTATGAGTAACCCATCTAACCTCTTAACTATATCCGATTCAGATATTTATACATAAACTAAAATAATTAATATGATAAATTATATAGATAATATGACCTTATTTAACCTTGTATGTTGGTATATCATTATAGGATGTCTCAATATACTCGCAATCGATATGATATTAGAGTGGGCAGATAGGAAGGGAGCATTGACGACTCCTTATAACCCTACATGGAAACAAAGGACTTGGGCACTAGCCTTTTGGCCAGTAACAACCTTTATCTTTTGGTATTGGTTTGTTAAGTCATGGATAGAACACACAAGGTGGTAAGCCCCCAAGGTGCAAGGCGGCAAGGGAACGAAGTTTCCTTTTCACACAAAAAATTAAAAAAACACACTTAAAATGAAATATAACATTATACGGAATAAAGACAAGGGACGACAATTGATGAGTGGGACTTCCTTAAAAGACCGACTGAATGGGTGGACATATAAACAATTAGTTCAAGCGTTTGGTAATCCTACATTTGACACACCAAGTGGTGATAACAAAATACAAAAGGAATGGGTGTTTGAAAGAAAGTCTGATGGAGTTGGATTCACACTTTATGATTATAAGACTGGTAGTGAAAATTACACAACTACAATAAACCAAACTTGGAATGTTGGTGGTAAAGGATACGCTGGCGAGTTTGTCACCGATTTGTTAAAACACTTAAAAAGGAAAAATTAAAATGTCTAAAAACGAAATCATTGATAAAATACTTGAGTTAAAAATGAAAAAGAAACAAACTCAAAAGGATAAACTACAAATCCAAAAACTACAACAAAAACTGATTGACATTGAAAATAGATAAACTATACATAGTAAGTTTAGATTGGGATACTGATTCGGTTCAAGGTATTCTTGATGTGGTTAATCAAGTTGGATTACCATACGGAATACCATATGAGGTTCTTGGTATACAAGGAAGTGAACTAACCAAACACCATATGAGTCTGATGGGTGTTAAACTATATGATGATTGGAATCTTAATAATGGTAATGTAGTAATTGATGATAGTCAAAATAGATTCTGGCAGAGAGATGTAACACAAGGTGAAGTTGGATGTGCTTTGTCACATATATCGATTTGGGAAGACGCGTATAAAAATCAGTATGAGAACATACTTGTATACGAAGACGATATCGTATTTAAAGACACAATGGATTGGAATCAATTTGATAAAGTAAGAACAATGAACTATGACTTGTTTTATTTAGGAAGATTAATCCAAGATGGATTTGATAATGTAGTAGATAAACCAATTGATGATATGATATGTAAACCCGGCTACTCATATCAAACTCACGCATATATGTTAAGTAAGAAGGGGATAAAAAAATTAGTACAGAATCATCTACCAACATATAAGTCAATGTTATTTCCTGTTGATGAATTTTTACCTTCTTTATATTGTAGGACTCCAAGAACTGAGTTAAATAATATATTCATAAAAGACATGAATACATTCGCACTAAACGAAAGTGTACTTGAACAATCAAGAACAGAAATGTATAACAACTCATTAACCCAACCAAATGACATATAGACCATTACCTGAACACTTAACAATCAAAGAATCTACAATAGAAGGATTAGGATTGTATTCAACTGAATCATTAACACAAGCAAGATTTTTAGGAGTCTCTCATGTACCTAATGATAAATTTGAAAACGGATATATCAGAACACCATTAGGTGGATTTATAAATCATAGTGAAGAACCTAATTGTGAAGTAAGAGAAGATGTAGATGGGAATCTAATGTTGTTTACACTTAGACCAATTCTACCAAATGAAGAACTAACATTAAAATATAACCTGTATAAGGTTCATTAAAAATAAAATAATATTTATATAAAGTTAACTAATTAAAACAATTGTTATGAGTAAAGTTTCAAGAAGATTATATCAGGCCTTAGAGGCAAAGTATACGGCAGACATCATGGACGCAAGAGCTAGACTATCAGTCTACTTTGAGAATCCTGTGGCGATAGGGGAACACCCTCAACATACCGAAGAAATTGACAAACTTATTGGACAACTTGAAGACGCAACTGGTAAGTTGGAAGCGTTGTCTGAAAATTTTGGTCAAGAGTATGGTCACGATATTCCTGTATCTAAAGAGGATGAAAAGGAATTACTAAAAGGATAATTCGTTTTAGGGGAATTAGCTCAGTTGGCTAGAGCGCTTCGCTTGCACCGAAGAGGTCATGAGTTCGAGTCTCATATTCTCCACTAAACATTTGGAATTGTCATTTTAATTTCGTATATTGTATAAACAAATAAGCGGGAGAAGAGTTAAAAGAAACTCGTCATACCTCCAGTATGAAGATGGTGGGGCAGAGCCACCCTTCCGCTCAAACTCTGGCCCCTTCGTCTATCGGTTAGGACGCCAGGTTTTCATCCTGGAAAGAGGAGTTCGATTCTCCTAGGGGCTACAATAGAATTTGTTATGTATAGATTTGATATAATAAACAAACTGATAAAAGAAAACGACTTTACAAACTATCTTGAGATTGGTGTATGTAATCCTATTGATTGTTTTGATAAGGTAGAATGTGAACATAAAGAAAGTGTAGACCCTGGTTACGAGTTCGAAGAAAATCCAGTTGACCACCAATTAACATCAGATGAGTTTTTTGCATTTATGGATAGTGTTCGTCCTGACCAAAGGTATGATGTTATATTTATAGATGGTCTTCACAAGTCATATCAAGTTAAACAAGACATCCACAACTCTCTTAGATATTTGAATCCAAATGGATATGTTGTACTACATGATTGTAATCCGCCTGATGACTTTATGGCGAGAGAAACCTATATGGTCAATGGTGTTTATGAACCATGGAATGGAACTGTTTGGAAAGCAATATACGATTTAAGAACAAGTAGAACTGATTTAAAGGTTTGTGTAGTTGATACTGATTGGGGTATTGGTATTGTTAAAAACAATCACTTCTTCGATACAAAACTTGTACAGAAACATAATCAGTTTTATGAGTTTAATATCATGGACGCAAATAGAGAAGAAGACTTAGGTTTAATTCAAGTTGATGAACTTGACAATTGGTTATACGGATGATATATTGGTTATACGGACAACCAGGTAGTGGTAAGACCACATTAGCAAAAGAATTAATTTATCATTTAGACCATGACTTAATTGGTAATGATATAAGAGGACCATACAAAACAGTACATATAGATGGTGATGGTCTACGAGAAATATTCAACAACAAAGACTATTCAAAAGAAGGAAGAGAGAAAAATCTCAGAGATGTAAATAAGTTAATTAGATTTTTAGACAATCAAGGATTCTCAGTTGTGGTATCAGTAGTAGCGCCATACATGGACATAAGAGAAGAGATATTTGATTTGAATCCAACAATGATTTATTTACATACATCAGAAATAAGAGGTAAGGAAGATTACTTTGCTGATGAGTTTGAGATAGGTGGTGAGGATACGCATATAGATACAACTAATAAATCAATACAAGAAACTTTAAATGAAATACTCTCTATTCATAGGTAGGTGGCAACCTTGGCATAAAGGTCATCAATGGTTAATCGACCAAAGATTAAATCAAGGAAAAAATGTTTGTATAGCAATTCGTGATGTGGAGCCAGATGAAAAGAATCCATACACACCAACACAAGTATACAGAAGAATATCAACACAATTATCAGACTTAATTAACGAGGGTAGAGTTAAGATTATAGTGATACCTGATATTGAATCAGTCAACTACGGAAGGTCGGTTGGGTACGATGTTATAGAACACGAACCACCATCAGACATCAAAAGTATATCTGCAAGCAAAATACGAGAACAAGGCTGTTAATAACTTGTTAATAACTTTAACAAAAATTTAACATAAAAGGTTTGGCAATCCCAACTTAATTCACTATCTTTACTATGTAATAATGATTAATAGTAATGATATGATAAAAGTAAACGATAAGATAACTTGGAAAGATAAGTATGGTAGAATACTGCCAGGAATAGTAACAAGTCTTAATAAGTACGATGATGTGCCTGAACTCGACTTGAATGGGTGTATCTGTATAAGTGCTCCTACCTTCTTACCTTATAGTAAAGATTGGAACAATGCAATAATTGACCCTTTCCAAGTACTAACAATTGAAAAATAACTAATTATAAAAAGTGGGCAAAGAAAAGAAAGATATCAAATTAAAGCAAGTAACGCTTACTTTTCAAGAGTGGAGAGATTCACTCCGAGTTCCAATGCCGCATAAAAGCAAGAAACACTATACCCGTAAAGAAAAACATAAAGGCAAAATTTAACAATTTGTTAACATTAAAAATTTGGCAATTAGATAAAAATGTCTTATCTTTACTATGTAAGATTAAAAAATGAGAAATAGTATGTACAAATCAAATCTAAATTATTCTTCCTTCTGGCTCGATAGGTCTATTTGGGAAGATGAAGACAACCAACCAACTAAGGTTGAAAAGAAATCAAATGACTTGATGAAACTGATGTCATATAAAAAGTCTATCAGTAACTTCGTCAATATTGTTACAGGCCAACCTATCCCTGTTACCTTTAATGGTAGAGGTGAAGATAGTTACACCGATGGTCAACAAGTTGTTATATCAGCTAAGATGAACGACAAAGAGTTTGACCCTGTTGTTGGTCTAGCACTTCACGAAGGTTCTCATGTTAAACTTACAAACTTCACGACACTTAAACAATTAATAGACAACAATGTTTTCCCTTCATCAATGATAGACTTTATGAATTCTTTTAAAACTGATGAGGGTTCAGAGTTTCAATATACAACAGAGTGGTATGATAACAAAGACCAAATCATACACAACCTAAAACAACTTCTTAACTATGTAGAGGACAGAAGAATTGACAATTACATATACAAGTCAGCGCCAGGTTATAGAGGTTACTACGAGGCAATGTACAACAAGTACTTCCACTCTAATGTAGTGGACAAAGGTCTTAAGTCTTCAGAACATAGAACTGAGACTTGGTCATCTTATATGTTTAGATTGATTAACATCACTAACAAGAATAGAGACCTCAACGCATTAAAGGGATTAAGAAAGATTTGGAATCTTCTTGACCTTAAAAATATTTCAAGACTTAGAACTACCGATGACGCCCTTGAGCTGGCAGGTGAGATTTATATGGTTATCCAAAACAATATTAATGAAGATATGGACCAAATGCCAGAACCACAAAAAGGTGGTGATGGTCAAGGTCAAGATGATACCGATGGTAAATCTGATATGTCTTCAGATGACAATCCAACTGCAGACGCTCCACCGATGGAAGGTAAGGGTAAAGGTAATGGTAAAGACTCTAAAAGTGATGATGGTGATGATGGTAATTCTACTGATGACAAAGGTTCTCAATCAACTGGCCTTGGTAACAAGAATGGGGCAGGTGGTAACTTTAGTCCACTAAACGACAGACAGAAAAAGATGTTAGAGAACGCTATTAAGAAACAAGAAAAGTTCTTGGATGGTGATATTCAAAAGACAACAATCAGTAAGTCTGATAAAAAGAAATTAGATACTCTTGACAAAGCAGATATCGAAACTGAGGTTACAGGCAAAGGACTTCACCAAGGATATTACAGAGGCGCTTCTCAAGGTGTTCAAACTTATGTAATCAAAAATGTTACTAAGAATCTGATTGACTCAAATATTGTTCCACACTTAGGTACATGGAGAGTTGATTCAAACGATAAGGCGATTAGAAAAGGTATTACACTTGGAACTATCTTAGGTAAAAAACTTAAGACAAGAAACGAAGAAAGAATTAACAACACTCCAAGAATGAAGAGTGGTAAATTAAATGGTAGAATGTTACACGAGATTGGATTCGGTAACTTTCAAATCTTTGACCAAATCAATATCAATACGGCGACACCATGTATACTACACATTTCGATTGACGCAAGTTCTTCGATGAGTGGTGACAAGTGGTACAACACTCAAACGGCGGCAGTCGCAATCGCTAAGGCGGCATCAATGACCGATAATATGAATGTGGTGATTTCTTATAGAGGTATCTATTACAATAGTGGTCAAGGATGTCAACCTCTAATGATGATTGCATATGATTCAAGAAAAGATAAGTTCCAAAAGATACAAAACTTATTCAAGTTTATTTCACCAAGTGGAACTACTCCTGAAGGTCTTTGTTTCGAGGCAATCTTAAAAGAATTAGTTAAGACTAAGAATGGTACAGATAGTTACCTAATCAACTTCTCTGATGGTTGGCCTGGCTTTGATAACAAGGAAATTAGTTATGGTGGTCAATACGCAGTCGACCATACGGCAGACCAAGTTAAGAAAGTTAGACAAGCTGGCGTTGGAGTTCTATCCTACTTTATTTCTGATGGATATTTTGGAAGTAGCAAGAGTTACTTCGAGCAGATGTATGGGAAGGACTCAGAGTTTATCAATGTTGATAACATGACTCAGTTAGCTAAAACATTAAATAAAAAGTTTGAGGTTAAAATTTAACAATTTCTTAACATTAAAAATTTGGAGTTGTGAACCTAATTCACTATCTTTATAGAGTAATAATTAAAAGAGTAAAAATTAAATAGTAAATATATGAAAGCACAAAAATCAGTATTCGGAAAAGTTGTCCAAGTTGAGGGCAAGTTTCTATTTGAGGACTCGGCAGGAAAACAATTCTTGATTCCTGAGTTCAATGAAGAAGGTACTAACCTTTTCAAAAGAGTTAGACAATCTTGGAAAAGACCTGACAAGTATGGATTTAAAGTCAGAGTTAGTGGTAGATTGTCAGATGGTAAGATAGACTTTACAAGAGTTCCAGCAGCTAAGGTAGAACAAAACCTTGAGCCAGTTGGTAACTTCAACGCACCTAATGGTGGTCTTGTAGCACTTGCATATACTCCACAAGTTGTTCAGCCAGCTAGTTCTGAAATGACCTCTGATGTTCTTAGTTTCATTCACGAAAAGTCTGAAGGTTTAAAACCTAAAATGTTATTCATGAAGTCTCTTAAGTGGAAGTATTTAGTGAGAAACATTCTTAGAGGTAAAAATATTATGATGACCGGCCCCGCTGGTTGTGGTAAAACTATGGCGGCTAAAGCGGCGGCTAATTCACTTGAAGGTTACAACACCTTTATTATTAACTTAGGTTCTACTCAAGACCCAAGAACAACTCTAATTGGTAACACTCAGTTTGACTCTAAAAAAGGTACGGTCTTTAATACTTCACCTTTTGTGAAAGCGATTCAAAGTCCCAATACTGTTGTCATTCTTGATGAGTTGACAAGAGCTCACCCTGAGGCTCACAACATTCTGATGACGGTTCTTGACCAAGGTCAGAGATACCTAAGATTAGATGAGGCGGCTGACGCTCCTGTTGTTAAAGTTGCAGAGGGTGTTTCCTTCATCGCATCGGCAAACATCGGTAATGAGTACACCGCTACAAGAGCTCTCGATAGAGCGATGTTAGACAGATTTACTGTTATCGAAATGGACACTTTAACTAAGGACGAAGAGTCTGAACTACTTCAAATGATGTATCCTTCAGTTGATAAAGACATCATTGGTAATGTCGCTGAGATTACTTCGATGACAAGAGCTGACTTAATGTCTGAAAATCCAAAACTAAGTAACGCTTTGTCGACAAGAACGGCAGTTGAGATTGGTTCTCTACTTTATGATGGTTTCAATTTAGGTGAAGCCGCTGAGATTACAATCTATCCAATGTTTGACCAAAGTGGTGGTGCTCAATCTGAAAGAGTTTATATGAAACAATTCATCCAAAAGTTCTTAGGTGAAGTTCCAGAGAATGAGGATTTATTCAACACCGAAGAGGTAGAACAACCTTACTAAGATATGGGATACAATAAGTTCAGATGGTGGACTAATGGTAGGAAGAAAAAACTATCAGTTAAGAACCCCTTAATAGAAAGAATTAACAATGGTGATTTCGATTACTCTCATTATTACTCAGAGGAGAAGGCTGCAAGAAAGCAGTCTTCTGACCTCTACAATGAGATAATGAGTAAGTGTCCTGAGGGTGGTGACTATTGGGGTTATGAATATGAGGCAAGACAAAAGACTTACCTAAAGAATGTTAGAGCGAACAAGTTGGCAGAAGAAGGACATAAAGATGAAATTAGAATATTAGATAGTCTTAAAAAAGAATTAAAGAAAGAGTTTGGGTTTTGTCTTTGGGACAAAGCTATGAATAGTAGATTGATGGACGCCGAACAACTATATGAGTTTTACCTAATAGAAAGAATGAAAGGACAAAGTTTGTTAATTAAATAAATTTTTTGTATATTTAAAGATATGAATCTAAAATACGACCCCAACAATCCGTTAACAGATAAACAACTTGATGAGATAGCTGCATATGACTTCGATATGTTCTTGGAGTATTTAGATTCTAAAACAGAATATCTCAAAACAAAAACAAGACCTCTAAACACACACGAATTAAAAAAGATAAACTATCTTGACGCAGCCAGTAGAGGTGAAGAGATTTCTCAAAAAAGATGGGAAGAGATTAAGAAGTTAGGAAAACAAAACGAACAATCAATATGGGACAAGAAAAAATGAGGTGGAGTAAATCAGAACTTAAAGAGTTGACAGAAACAATAGTATCAGAGCTTAAAGAAGGTCCGTTTGATATTTCTGATTGGGATGTATTCGCAGAGTATGTCGAACACAATTTAAAAACATCACAACAAGATGACTTCTTGTCTGAAGTTGTTGTAAACGCATTCAAATCATATCAGAGATACGAAACTGATATGGCGATATCTAATCTAATAGATAAAGGATTAGTTCGTATGTTAGTTAACCAAGATGGGGAACTTGTATATGAGGCTACTGAAAAAGGTAGAGATTTAGGAACATTAATAATAAAAATGAAAAATGGCAAAATTAAATGAATTCCCAAGGAGCGCTAGTTACTGGCAAGACCAAGGGGCAAATTATGGGTATGTAGTGATACCTGCAGGAAAGGTAGATATCGGTGAAGGACACTTCGTGAATTTCTTCCACACTATATTTGAAGACGCTCATTCGGAAAAACCAAATGGGGAATATAAACTTGTTGATGAACAAGAGTTAAGTGAAATGTTAAATTATTAAAATTAAATTATGAAGTATTATATCGCAAAAGTAAAAGTACACCATACCGATGATAAGGGTAGGGTAAAAAAGTTAACTGAACAATATGTTGTTAACGCAGTGTCGGTAACTGACGCTGAAACAAAAGTCACTAAAGACTTTGAGAACTCAGGTATTGAGTTTGAAGTAGGTTCTGTAATAGAGACGAAAATTATAAAAGTAATTAGTTAATATGGTATTTGAAAAAGGTGATAATGTTATTGTCAAGGTGAATGGTCACTTTAGAGTGGGCAAGGTTACAGGTAGAACAAAGCTGAAGAGAGGGTTGATTTATGAAGTACTACTTGAGAATGGTAAAAAAGTTGACAGATGTTCTGTTAACAAGGAGTTATCAACTGCACACATTCATAAAGGACTTACTAAGAATTTAAAAAATAAATTATATGGACAAAGTACAGACGAGGAAGTTTAAGTCTTTTCAACGAAAGGTTAGAAAAAGATATCCTAACGCAAAGATACAGATTAACTCTGATGGGTTGTTTTATATATCAAGTGGAATTGGTACTGTGGTGGGTGAGGAGTTATATATCCCACCACAACAAAAGGTATTTGACGCGTGGTATTGGGCAAGTAGGTCTTGTCAAATAGAGCAAAACTTTAATAGAACTCATCCCATGAAATACGATATGGTTATTGATGAGAAAAAATTTGATAGGGTTTCAAGAAGAAATCGTAAGAGAAAGTAACTTTATTAGTGTTGAGAAAACTATTTATTGGTATAACCAAAATTAGTTACTTATGAAAAAGTATAATAAATCCAAAGTGAGACATGGTAATGTTAACCACTCATTTGGAGTTCCTAAAGATAGACAGGAACGAAACGAAAAAAGATACGGAAATCTTTACAACTCTTTAGATTTTAGAATCCACGAAGCATTCAGTTTTTCAGAACACCCACATAGCGCTACGAAAGTAGGATATGTACAGATTGGTGGAAAAGAATTTGAAGTTACAATGGCAGAATTAAATAAGTTAGGAATGACTTGTTTTGAGGCCGTAGATTTAGCAAAGAAAAAATATAGATTAGGTTTAGGAAATTAGTGAACGATAAGGATTTAGACATAGAAGAAGTCTATAACGATAGTCTCATGAGACATCGACTCAAGGACAAGTATTACTTGGAGTTTGCTTCAAGTGATATCTTTGATATGTTAGCTGATGATACACTTGGTGATAAGTCAGATTTAGAAACCTATGTATCTTCAGTTCGTGATGTTATTGTCGCAAAAAAAGAACCTTACTTTACAATTACCAAAAACAAGATTCATTCACTCATTGATTCAGAACAGGCGCCTAATACAAACTATGTTGTTAACATGGGCGCTAAACTAAACCAGATGAAGGACAGATTCACCAGCGAATTTGTACAAACTATAATTGATATCTTTTTAGATTTTGTAAAAGCAGATAATACAATTATCAATAAAGAAGGTTTAGAATATTTGAATAAACTTTGGAAAGATAAACCATGAGTCATACTTATAGTAAAGGAGACATCATGGATTGGGACAGAGACGAGTATAATTACTTTATGAGTTTAGATGATATGACTAAGGTCTACTATCTACACGATTGGATATATGGTGAGTTTGAAGAAGAACATTTAGAAGATGATTCTGATTTAGATGAACCAATGTTTGATTATATTCCTGAAGAGAAAAAAACTACAAAAGTACAAGTGATTCTTGATGTCGATTCTCTTTGGATAACTTGTTCTAATCGCAGACTAATTGAAGACACAATAAAAATGTTTGTTATGGATGGTTTACTATTACAACTTGAAGAGTCCTTTGAAGACACAAGACACTATCGTGTCATAAAACATGGGTCACCTATCTCATTAAACTGACACCATGTCATACTTAACTGACAAAACTTCTTAAAATACATAGTGGTATAGATTTGGTACTATAATAATCAAAGAAACTAATGTTTAATTAAAAAAAAGGTTATTATGAGAAATTTATTTTATACAGATTTTGATACTGTATTTGATTCATACCTAAATTGGGACATTGAAACAAAAGCAAATTCAATACCAACATCTTGGATTAAAGATGATATTTTAAAAATTGAGTTTGAAGTGCCAGGATTATCAAACAAGGATGTTGACATTAAGGTGGAAGATAGATTCCTTCTTATCAAAGCAGAAAAAGAGAATCGTAAGCTTGAAAGAAAGTACAAGATTCACGAGTCTTTTGATTTAGGGTCTACATCAGCTATCTGTAAAGATGGTCTACTTAAAATTGAGATTCCAAAGTATGAAGATAGAAAAGCAAAAAGTATTACAGTAAAAGTTAAATAAGTTAAATGTCAGCATACTCGTGGTTAAGATACAAGAAGTTACAACACAATGATACATTATACTTAATCATAAGACGAATCCATGAAAATAGAAGACCAATTATCTCTACATGGAAAGAACATCTTAACTGCGACTTAGTACTCAAAGGTAGTGATGGTTTTTACTATTTTTTACAAGAAGTTACGGACATAGAGTACGAAGAGTTATAGCAAAAATTTAACATAAATTTAACATAGGGGGCTTGGAAAAGTCCCCTTTTTTTGTTATCTTTACTATGTAAAGTTTAATAGTATGAAGAATATAGTAATTTTTGATTTGGATGGTACTCTCGCTCTTATCGATGATAGGAGAAAGATTTCTACCAAACCAAATGGTAAGATGGATTGGGACAAGTTCTTTGACCCTAAAAACATTAGTTTGGATAAACCAAATATACCTGTAATTAAAATGGCACAAAGTCTCGCAAGTGATGGTTTTCAGATTGTGATATTTAGTGGTAGAAGTAAAAGTACTATATCGGCTACTAAGTTTTGGTTAAGTAAAAACAAAGTTCCATTTCATAGATTACTTATGAGACCAATAAAAGATTTCACTCCCGATGATGTCCTTAAACAAAATTGGTTAGACGATATTGGGAAAGACAATGTTCTATGTACTTTTGACGATAGACAAAAGGTAGTAGATATGTGGCGAGCTAATGGTATCTCGTGTTTTCAGGTAGCACCTGGTAATTTTTAAATAATATGATTAGACACCCTCAAGATTATTTCTATATAACTGACAAACGGAGTTGTGGTTTAATACTTGGTTGGGCAGATGGATTTCATCAGTTCAATGCATATAATAAATCAAACCCTAAAGTTACTATTAGAAAAGACCTTAAATGGTTAGATAAAAATTCAGACCTCTATGATAAGTTAAGAATGATAGTTCTATATAACTTAGGATGGAAGTACGATAATAAAAAACAATTATCGTTTGGATTTTAGAAAAATATTTCGTATATTAGTAATAGATTAAATAATAAAAAATGACAAACTTAGGTTACGCGTGTATCAATATGACACTACGCAAAGATAAGATTACTACAAATCGTAGTATGATAAAACGAACTTTCCTTAAAGAAGGAATCAAAAGGTCATCAGACCTTGCATTACAGAACACCAGAGACCTTATTGAGATTATCAAGTGGAATCATAAGAATGGATTCAAACTATTTCGTATGACTTCTGATTTGATTCCATGGGCTTCAGAGTTTTCTCTTAGTTCAATGCCCGACTATCGTAAGATTTCTATGTTACTAAATGGTGCAGGAACTCTGGCAGAAAAGTATGGTCAACGGATTACATCTCATCCTGGTCCGTTCAATGTTCTTGTATCACCAAATGAACGAGTAGTAAATAATACTATTAGAGACTTATCTATTCATGGTGAGATATTTGATTTGATGGGGTTGAGTAGAACTCCTTACAACAAACTCAATATACATTGTAATGGTGTCTATGGTGACAAACAATCGGCGATGGATAGATTCTGTAAAAACTTCGAAAGGTTGCCTGAATCAGTACAGACAAGACTTACTGTTGAGAATGATGATAAAGGTAGTATGTATTCAGTAAAAGACTTAATGTATATACATGATAGAATTGGTATTCCGATTGTCTTTGATTATCACCACCACAACTTTTGTACAGGTGGATTAACAGAACAAGAGGCATTAGAGTTGGCGATGTCAACATGGGGTGATATAAAACCAGTTGTACATTATTCTGAATCAAAAACACTTGAAGATGAGACCTCAAAACCTCAGGCACATTCAGATTACATTTATTCTAAGATTGATACCTATGGTCATGACCTTGATATTGTGGTTGAAGCTAAGGCAAAAGAACTGACTGTTCTAAATTATCTTTCCAATTTTGGTAAACACAAAAGGGCATAGTTAGGGGGAAAGCTTGTTTTTTATTACTTTATTAAATATTATTTTAATATTTATACAGGACTTAAGTACGGGGGAGCTTAGCGACTTAGCAACTTTGTTGTCGTATATAAGTACAATTTTAAAAGTTAATAAAATCAATTTTTAGGAAAAAAAATGAAAAAAGTTTTCAACAGGTCAAATGGTTTCATCTTACTAATGATTCTAAGTACCTTCTCGGTAGCTGGTTCAGCCGCATACTATTCTGTATACGGATTAAGTTCTTTATTCGCAGGTGCAAGGTTTGAAGTTATCATTATGGCAGGTGCATTAGAAGTTGCAAAACTTGTGACCGCATCCTATCTACATAACAATTGGAAAAAAGCAGGATGGATGAAATGGTATCTATCACTCGCAGTTGTTGTACTGATGGTTATTACATCTTTAGGTATCTATGGATTTTTAACATCAGCATATCAAACAACCGCAGACCAATTAGGTGTAGTAGAAAAACAAGTAAAAGTAATTGAGTTAAAGAAAGATAGATTTCAAGAACAACTTGATTACTATAATATAGAAAAAAGTAATTTAACAAAATCTATTCTTGATTTGAGAAATGGTATATCTAATAATGTAATTCAATATACAGATACTTTGGGTAATGTAATTACAACCCAATCGTCCTCAACAAGAAGATTGTTAACAAAAGAATTAGAAACTGCAGTAGGTACAAGAACAAATATAAATGTTAAACTTGAACAACTAACCGACTCAATCACCAAACTTGAATTACAAGTATTAGATATTGAATCAAACAATGAAGTGGCAGCTGAGATAGGTCCACTTAGATATATGGCAGAGTTAACTGAGAAACCAATGAATGTAATTGTGAATTGGTTTACTTTATTAATAGTATTTGTTTTTGACCCATTAGCAATCGCTATGGTAATTGCATTAAATAAATTATTAGGAAGACATGATGACAACGATACAAACAATATTATTTCTAACGGGAATGGTGGGATTTATTCTGATGAATCCATTATTGAAGAAGATGGGGAAGAGATATCAGAACCAACAAAAAGCGTGGATGATAATAGAAGAGAAGAAACAGAACTTGAGCAAGAAGAAATACAAGAAGTTTTGGAAGAGGATAAGGAAACACCAATCGTAGATACTAAAGAACTTTATGGTGAAAAAAAACCAGCAGATATTAAAAAAGTACCATCTATGAATGTCCCCAAAGGAACTTCAAATACGGCTAGTTGGAGTAATATCTAAATAAATAATCAATAACATTTGGATATATAAATTTTTATTTGTATATTAGTATAAATTTAGAACTAAACTATGGACGAATTATACGGAAATGAGACAACTTCAAGTTCGGAAGAACTCGATGTTAGATATGAGAAAGAGTTAAGTGAGGCTGAAAGAAGACAATCGTCAGCACCAGATAAGGACCCTGACAGAAAACACTTCAGACATTTTGATTATGGAATAGATACTCAAGATAATGTTATTATCATAGAGGGTGAAATCCAATCAGGTATGACATTTGATGTTATATCTAAATCAAGGTTGTTGACAAAACTAAATGGTGGTGATGTTAAGACATTTAATATTTTATTAAATACACCAGGCGGTGATGTCATTGAGACTCTTGGTCTTATTGACTTTATGAAGTCTCAAGAAAAACAAGGTATCAAATATAATATCATTGTTAGGGGAGCAGCTATGTCCGCAGGAGCATTATTGTTAGCTTGTGGAACGGGTACTCGTATGGCGTCCAAACACTCTAAGATTATGGTACACCAATTGTCTACAATAGTAGTAGGTAAATTGAGTGATGTTAAATCTAACGCTAAGTTTAGTGAAGAGTTAGAAAGTGATTGTAATCAATTGATGTCTGAATCTACTAAGAAAGACAAAGAGTATTGGGAAAACATTTCATCAAACGATTACTTTATATCAGCACAACAGGCATTAGAACTTGGAATCATCGATAAAATAATATAAAATGACAAACTTTTTTACGGCAGAAGAATTAGTAGCCAATTACGAAAAATTTAGAAAACTAATTAACCAAACATTCGAAGGTGATAGATTAGAATCACTAAACAAAATGTATGACCATTTTGAAGAAAGAATAATCTACACACCCGCTTCATCAGTTGAACATTATCACAATGCATTTCCTGGTGGTTACATTGACCATGTACTAAGAGTTACAAGAAACGCTTTGAAAACATATGAGTTACAAAAAGAGTGGGGATTAAAAATGGATGGTTTAACAAAAGAGTCCATAATCTTTACGGCATTACATCATGATTTAGGTAAATTAGGTTCAGTAGATGAAGACAATTACATAAAGAATGATTCGGATTGGCATGTAAAAAATCAAGGTAAGATTTACAAAACAAATCCAAACCTAAATTATATGGACCACACCCTTAGAACATTTTATCTGCTAAACTACTTTGGAGTAAAGTGTACTGAAGCAGAGTGGTTGGGTATTCAACTTACCGATGGGTTGTATGATGAAAACAATAAAAAATATTATATCACATATAATAAAGACCAAACACTTAAAACACCATTACCCCATATCATGCACCAAGCAGATATTAACGCAGCAAGATATGAGTATGAAAGATGGCAAACTGAAATGAGCCCACTAAAGTCGACTCGTAATCCTAACGGAAGACCATCTAACAAAGGAAAACTTTCAGATACATTTAGTACTTCTAAAACATCAACTGAAGAAACTAAAAAAGTATTTGACGCATTTAAAGATATAATAGAAGACTAATATGATTACAACAATTATTATACTTTCTTTAACAACTTTAGTTTTTGGATTCACTACTTGGAACTTACTAAGAAAGAATGAAGCTACTGAAGATGTTGTAGAAGAACAAGAACAAACAATTTCAAATTTTGCAAAGTTAGTAGATGACTCAATGAAAAAAATGAAAGACTTAGATACAAAAGGAGCATTTGAATCTGACGATGAAACGGGTTTCGTTTTTACACAATTATATAAAATTATAGAAAAGCTGGAAAATTATTATGCCAAGGAAACGCAAGAATAAAAGATATTTCACTAAGGTTACTGAGATAGCTATTAATGCTTATAATGGAATAGATGATTATAAGTTAAAGAATAAAATCTATAATAGATTCATTCACTATCCATTTGACAAGTTAGCTGAGAATGTTATTCACACATACAAAACATATTACTTTGATGTACCATATGTTGATGTCAAGGCAAATGTAGTGGCGTTTCTAAATCAAAAGATTCATAAATTTAATGGAGCAAATGGTAGAGCATTTTCTTATTTTACGGTAGTAGCTAGAAACTACTTGTTTAATGAGAACAATCAGAACTACCAAAGGATGAAACAAAAAACTGATTTAAAATATATTGATACCACAAGGAATATAGGTAATGAAGTATATGAAAAAGAAATGAAAGAATCAGTAGCAGACTTTTTTGATTTCTATGTTAGATATATTGATGCGAATCTTTATAAACTATTCGCTAAAGAAAGAGAACAAAAAATAGCTGACTCAATTACAGAACTATTTAGAACAAGACATGACTTATATTCTTACAACAAAAAGGCACTCTACATACTTATTAGAGAGAGGACAGGTGTTCAAACTCAATATATAACTAAGGTTATTGGTAAACTTAAATTGTTATATAAAGAGTTGTATTTGGACTTTGTCACTAAAGGATACTTAGAAGTAAATCATAGAATCGAGGAATTCAATGACCAAAGACGATGAAATATTTAAAGGTAAATCTTTTTCGGATGTAATGGCCGACATTTATTCTAATCAGAAAAAGAAAGACCGACAAATTAAACTACTGATTGCACAACTTGAACCAATGGTCAAGAACTTAAATGATGCCTCAGTAGTTGTTCCTTTAATAAAGGAGTATCTTGAAATATCTGTAAAGAATGATGACGCTTTAATTAAGTTAGCAGCAATTGTTCAAAGGATGATGAAAGATAATAATACAGGCGATGGGAACTATATGTTGTCAGATGAAGAAAAAAGACAACTTATGGACGCAATAGATGAAGTTGAAAAAGACTTACCCAAAGAAGATATAGGAGATGAATAGTGGACGCTATTGTAAAAGAATTAGTATATAAGGATACAGAGCCAGAACTTCTGTATAGTATAAAGGTATCGCGTAATATAAAAGGACTTAAAACCGAAAGGTTTGAAATCGCATTTCCTTTAGATACTAATGTAAAAAGAATTCCAGTAGTTGGTGAAATGGTAAAGTTGTTAACGGCAACATCACCATCATCATCACCAGATAAAAGTAAACCTATATATTACTATACTACACCTACTTCATTACAAAAGAATATAAATCATAACGCCTTACCGAAAGGATACGCTCAATTAGTAGGTAGTGGTGGTAATTCAGATGAATATGGAGCAGCTGCAGCAGGAAATCCTAACGCAAGTTCAACAAAACCTTTTAGTTTTGAGGCTGGGTTTGAAGAGGTAAAAGATGTATCCGCACTACAACCATTTACTGGTGATATATTATTAGAAGGTCGATTTGGACAATCAATAAGATTAGGATACACACCCTCAGGAAATACTGAAACTACACAAAATCCGTCTTGGACAGGTGATTCGACTTCACCGATTACAATATTAAGAAATACACAAAACTCAAGTGGTTGGAATAAATTTGTTATAGAAGATGTTAATGAGGATGACACCTCACTATATATGACATCTAAACAAAAAATTAATCTTAGTCAAGCACATCCATTTTCTTTAGGAGTAAAACCAGCAAATCTTCATGGTGACCCACAAGTACTAATTAATTCTGAAAGAGTTTTATTGAATGCTAAAAAAGATAGAGTTATCTTAGCAGGAACAGAAGATGTAAATATATCAACACCGGCGTGGAAAGCTGCGATGGATAATATGTTTACACAAATAGACGAAATTAAAAACGAACTCGATGCGTTAAACAATGCAGTAAATTCTTTTGCAAGTTCAGGAGCAGCCGGAAATGTATGTTCAATTCCAGGTGTACCTAATGGACCATTAGCAGGTGCAGGTGGTGTATTAGTAGGAAAAACGGGTGGAATAAAAGCTAAGATTGCAAAAATAACGACAGAGTTAAATTTAATGAAACAATAATTAAAACAAAAACTATTTATTATTATGGATACGAATAAATTTGTAAAAGCAATACAAACATTAATAAAAGAAGAGGTAAGAAAACAAGTAGCAAAAGAGAAACTTGCTATTCGTGAATCTATCATCCAAGAGATGAATAAACCTCAACCAACAAAAAAGGCCAAGAAGCCAAATGTTAAATTTAAAAGTGGAAAGTTTTCCGATATGTTAAATGAAACAGTTGACAGTTGGCCAACAATGGGTGGTGGAACTTTGACTGCGAATAATGCACAAGGAATGGATAGAGGAACTATGGCATCGATGATGGGACTTAGTAGTTCACCAACACCACAATCAATGATACCAACAAAAGATTCTGATGGTAGAGCAGTTGATGTAAATGCAGTAATGAATTCAGGAGTTGGACAAGCATTAACAAAAGATTATTCTCAGTTAATGAAAGCAATAAGTAAGAAGAAGGGTAAAATGTAATGGCGGAAAGAGCGATTCAAAGAATAAGTCCTTTAGATTTAAGACGAAATGTTGCAATAGGAGTACCATTCCCATTGGGGGGTACACCTATATTTAGTAGTACATTTTCAACACAAGAACAGGCGATATCAAATCTAAAATGTTTGTTACTAACAAGAAAAGGTGAAAGACCATTTCAACCTTTGTTTGGAACAGACCTACCTTCATTTTTATTTGAACAGATTACTGACAAGTTATTAAATGGATTAAGAGATAGTATCTCTGAAGACATAAAATTTTGGTTACCTTATATTAACATGAAAGATATAACTGTAACAAAAGACGAAGATAGACATACTGTTTTCTTTTCTTTTTCATTTTCAGTTGGGGAAAGTAACGCAAACGAGATAATTATATTAGAGATAAGCGAACAAGGTGGACTGTCCATCGCATAAGTTAGGGTAAAATATGCCAGATAAAATTAAAAAAGATGTTAAGTTAGTAGGGAGAGACTTTGGTAGTATAAGACAAAATCTTATAGACTTTACTAAAACTTACTTCCCACAAACATTTAATGACTTTAACGAATCATCACCTGGTATGATGATGTTAGAGTTATCTTCATATGTAGGTGATGTACTATCATATTATACGGATGTACAACTTAGAGAATCTATATTAGAACAAGCACAAGAGAAAAAAAATATATTTACAATCTCACAAGCGTATGGATATAAACCAAAGCTAAATGTGCCCGCAACAACTACTCTCGCAATGTTTCAATTAGTACCAGCTATTGGTAGTGGTGCAAATGTAAGACCCGATTGGCGATATGCATTAACCATAAAAGAAGGTGCGATAGTAACTGCAGAATCAAATAGCGAAGTTGAATTTAGTACAAATTCAAAAGTTAGATTTAATTATTCGTCTTCATTTGATTCAACTGAAGTATCAGTATACCAAGTTGATGATAGTACAAACTTGCCCGTAAAATATCTACTAAAAAAATATGTACAAGCCACAAGTGGTAAAGAAAAAACACAAGAGTTTGAATTTGGAACTCCAAAGATATATGACAAAATAAAAATAGCTGATGAAGATGGTCTTATCGATGTAATCAAAATAACAGATGACGATGGTGAAGAATGGACAAAAGTAGATTATCTTGGACAAGATACTGTATTTGAAGAAAGACCAAACACTGCAGCATACTCAATTACATATTCTGCATTCAGCAACGAAACACCCGCACTACTAAAACTAAAAAAAGTTCCTAAAAGATATATTACAAGAGTGACTGATGATGGTGAGATACAAGTACAATTTGGAGCAGGAGTATCTTCAGCAGCAGATGAAGAGATACTACCAAACCCAGATAATGTTGGTTCAGCGTTATACAATTCAAATGGTAATCTAAATCAAGGATTAGACCCATCAAACTTTTTATATTCAAGAACATACGGATTAGCACCAGCGAATCAAACTCTAACTATAACTTATAGAGTTGGTAAGGGTGTAGAAGATAATGTGATAGCACAAGATTTAAAATCATTAGGCGGTGTTACAATAGAAACTGCAGGAACAGGATTAGATACGGCATTATTTAATGAAGCAAAACAATCACTTGCAGTAACAAATGAACGACCTGCAGTTGGTGGTAAGTTTGAAGAAGAGATAGAAGAAGTCAGAGAAAATGCAAGAGCATATTTTAGCGCACAAAATAGAAATGTTACAAGAGAAGACTATTTAGTAAGAGCATATGCACTACCACCACAATTTGGTTCGGTAGCAAAAGCATTTGTAGCACCTGACTTTCAAATTAAAACACCACTTGATGATGGGCCACTAACAAACGAAAGTATTTTAAATCCATTAGCAATAAACTTTTATTGTTTAGGTTATGACGCAAATAAAAAACTGACAGTTATAAACGCGGCTACTAAACAAAACCTAAGAAATTATTTATCTTATTATAGAATATTAACAGACGCAATCAACATCAAAGATGGATACATTGTAAATATAGCAATCGACTTTGAAATAGTCGTTAAACCAAATTATAATTCGAATGATATATTACTTAAATGTATAGCAAAGTTAAGAGACTATTTTAAAATAGAAAAAAGAAGTATTAATCAACCAATATTATTATCAGACCTTTATGTAATGTTAGATGAGGTCGATGGTGTACAAAGTGTCGTAAGACCTGATAAAGATGGTATAGGTGGTTTACAAGTTACTAACAAGTATGGTGGAACATATTCAAATAAAAGATACGATGTCAAGGGAGCTACACGAAATGGTGTGGTTTACCCACCAAAAGACCCATCTATATTTGAAGTAAAATATCCTGACCAGGATATTAGAGGTAGAGTAGTACCATTATTTTAAAGGTTAAAAAATGATTTATAGAATATACTCAAATAAAGACACTACAATTTACGAAGACTCAATTCGTAAAGACCAAAATGTTGGTAAAGATGAAATCCTTGAAGTAGGAAAATTCGTTGATTCAGACAATACAACCTTACTAGGAAATAGTAGAGCGTTGATAGAATTTGATTTATCGGAAATTTCAAGTTCAATAGTAGATGGTACTATCACATCACCACAATACAGACTAAGATTAGAAAATATTGAGAGTAGAGAAATACAAGACAACTATGGTTTATTTGTTTATCCATTAAAAGACTCTTGGGTAGAGGGGTTAGGTCAAGAGGCAGATGAACCACACCATGAAGAGGCGTGTACTTGGGTAGGTCCTACAACAGGTGGAACTTGGAGTGTGGATGGAGCATTGGTTGGTGAAGCAAGAGACCCCGACAAAATTAACTCATTAGTATCCTCAATAGACTTTGTATCAGGCCTTGGTGGATTTGAATTAGTAGATAAAGTAAAAGGTTCAAATGGTGATGAACCATTACTATTTGTTTCTGGTGGTAGAATGGCGATGTCCGCTTCTGAATTTGGTGGTGGTACGGCAAACCTATCGGCGTCATTAGATGTAGGACAAATATACAATATAGAGTTTGACTTTAATAGAGAAACATTATCTGGTGTAGATTTTAATGTTGTAAATCCAAGTGGGTCTTTACTAAGCGCAGACATTGTAGGTTTTCAAGAATCACTAATTTCAACCGCAACATATAAAATGGCATTTACCGCAAGTATGCCAGGCGTACACAAACTACAATATACATTTTTTGATAATAGTGGAGAGGATGGTTCGGCAGGTTCAATTGATAATTTTTTATTTTTCAAAAAAGAAGATAATAGTTCGCTAGTATTTGACCAGTTTTCTGTAAATGTTAGTGGAATACCATCTACATATATTATTAACGATACACTTGCAAATTCATCAGCAGTTACAGGTTCTGCATTTATAGCAAATGAAGTTCTTAACTTCACCGCATCAGATAATGGTGGCGCAGCTTTAAATAGAAAATTTGATTTACAAGAAAACAGAAACTATACGGCTAGTTTTACAATAGATACGGGAAGTTTCCCAAGAGAAAATGCTGATGGAACTGCATTAGGTATTGAGTTTGGAATACAAACACCAACGGGTAGATTTGTTGACATCAATGATTATGATAACGCATTAAGATATATAACATCAAGTTATACTCCATCTGTAAAATTTACCGCAAGAGAAACAGGTCAACATTTATTTAGATGGACATTCTTCGCAAGTGGAAGTGGTACACAATCAAGTGGTTCAATAGATAATTTTAAAATAGAATCAACCGACCACGACACAACAGGTTCAGCATTCCACGATACATTATGGGAAGCACATTTTAACAAAACATCGGGTGGTGGAGCATGGTTTACATCATCATTTAGTGCAGGCACACATTATACACAAAGCTTTTCAAAAGCAACAGAGAATTTAGATATACCAGTTACAGAATATGTAAGTGAGTGGTTAAATGGTACACGAGCTAATAATGGATTTATTATTAAAAAATCCAAATCGGATGAAAACTCTAATACAAAGTTTGGTTCTATAAAATTCTTTTCATCGGATACACACACAATATATCCACCTGTATTAGAAACAAGATGGGACGACTCATCGTTTGTAACAGGTTCATTAGACGCTTTAACAGGCGATGATATTATATTGTATATTAAAAATCTACAAAAAGAATATAAACAAGAATCCAAATCTAAAATTAGAGTGTTTGGAAGAGAAAGGTATCCTACAAGAACATTCTCATCATCACCATTAAAGACAATAAAATACTTACCAAGTACTTCATATTACTCCATAGTTGATTCTCAAACAGAACAAGTTATTATTCCATTTGATACTAACTACACGAAGATAAGTTGTGATAGTAGTGGTAATTATTTTAATTTTTGGTTTGATGGATTACAACCTGAAAGATTTTATAAATTCTGTTTTAGAGTTGACCAAGGAAACAATATAAGATATTACGATGACAACTTTTACTTCAAGGTAGTTAGATAATGGCAATACGAGATATAAATAGAAATGTTAGAGGACAGATAGTTTCATACCCATTAACACAAGAAGGGATGTTATATGGTAATGTATTCTTTGTCGATAAAGACGATGGAACTCAAAGTAAAGTAGCCAGATATCTAAACATTGATGTTGCAAATAATTTAGATGTAGAAATTAAAGAATTATCTTTTGCACAAAGAAGTATTAACCCAAGACAGATTGCAAGAACAAGAGCATTTTGGGGAAGTAACATCTCAAACCCATTAACAAGTGGTCAATCGAATTATTTTACAACGGCAGTATTTACTCCAATCCAAGGTACAACAATTACTGGTGGAAATATTCCATGGCCACCATACTCAGATGACCCAGACGGACAAAGACGACCACTAAACTATGGTAGACCTGGCGATGTATATCCACCATTGGGTTCTAACGGACAAGCAACAAGTGGTAACTCAACTAGCTCAGGTTTAGGTGCTGCAGGAAATGTAAGTGGTGGAAGTATTGGTAATACTGTTGCAACTGGTGGTGGAATTTTTGGAGGCGGAAGTGGGCAAGGTTACGATAGTGATTAAAGGAAAAAATGTTTTATTTTAGAATAGGAAATATTGAAACAACAAATCCTTGGGAACAACCAAGGTATGATAAATTTAAAGGATGGTGGAACAACTTTAACAAAGAAGTTGACCTATCAGACTATAAAGTTTATTTAGTTGGAGCATTTGCGGAAAATGTTTATGGAGCAAATATACCAACAATGGATGTTGACATTGTACTAAGAAATGAAGTAAAAGATTATGATAAATTAAAACATATTTTAGACACCGCAATGATTATGGGTTTTGAAAGAAATATGTTTATTGATATTAAATGGAGTAATGAAGCATTATGGCAAGAACATTTAGGTATTAGAAAAAAATGTGAAAGACCATCTAAAGTAAATACTAAATTTAAAAGAATTAAAAATCATAAAAAAAGTATAAAGACATTAAATGGAATTACATTACAAGAAAAGTTTTTACCAAAAGCATTGGTGGTAAACGAATTAGTTAATGGATTATATGAAATTGAAGGATATGATTATCTTACAATATCAAAAGTAAATAAAAGAATTAGAGAAAAAACCTATACTGGTAAATTTTTGGATTTAAAGAATGGCATTAGATAGATTTTATAATCAAGATGAAGTATTATCAAAGCAAGCTGCGATAGGGCAGATATTTGATAACCAAGACCAAGGAACACTTGATGCGAATCAAATACGAGTGCCTTTAAGAGATACCGATATACAAGGTATTCCAGGCGTATCAACACCAAGTGTAGAAAAACATTACTACGCAGGTTCTTCATTAATATCATCTGAATATAATACACCCATACAAAAGATTGGTGATGAACTTAATGGATACACAATATCTGTTTCACCAGAAACGGATGTAAGAAACGCAGGATTTAATCAAGGAACATATAGTGTTGTATATAACTTTTTACATAACTTACCAAATGTAAAAATTTCAGAAATATCAGGAGACAGAACTGAAGTAAAACTTAAAGGAACTGTGCCAGGCAATCCAAACCAACTTGGTCCAATATCTGATTTATTTTTAAAAAATCAAGCAACCACATATAATAGTGGTGATATAGCTCCTAGTTCATTTACAGACCCAGGGTCTGTTTACACTCCATTGATGTTAAATTTAGGTGATAACAATTTAATACCAATAGTAAACGCAAGATTTGATGGACAAATAGTAGGTGAAGTAGACGCATATCTACAATACCCAATAGGTGATACTGATGGAACAATATTTTTTCCTGTAAACGACAGAGCTCTTGAAGCAGGATTAGACACAGATGGTGAAACACCATATCAAACTTTTGCTGAAGTTAAAATAGACTCATATATTAACGCAACCACTAATACCACACCTCACTTTGAATTAACAGGTAAGTTTGATGAATTTAAAATAGTTCAAAATGCAGACACAACTTTATCTTGGATTAGAAAAAATTCATTAGGTGACGCAGTACGCTCAGGTTCTTTACCACCAGATACAGGTGACAGAATAGCAAGAGCAGTTGAAAGAGATGGTATTTGGAATAATGGTCAAGCAGGTGGTGGTGTTGTAGTTCCAATAGGACAACCATATAATTGGAGTGTTGCATATAGAGCATTAAATCAAGAAGTTGTATCAACAGATGAAGCAATAGTAAAACTTTACAATCCATTACCAGACAATATAAATGTTAACGATACTATTGGTGTTTCAGTACAACTTCAAAAAACATACATTGATAAAGTAATTGTATTTAGAGAATTAGAACAAGATACTACCGACTTCTTTTCTGACCCTAATTTTAATGTAGACTTAGGTGAGGGGGTTGGAAGTAGTGGTGACTTTGAAACTTGGACATCACTATTAGACGCGGGGTCACCTACTCAACAAAAAATTATAGATAGATTTTTTAGCGGTTCTCTTGGAAATGTAAAACTAAACATAGACTATTCTGATTTTAAAAACTTTATAAACTTTTCATCAGCAGAAGAACGAGTTGAAAACTTTTATTATAAATTACAAAAAATTGAAGCGTTTGATAGACGAATCGGTGTACTAAATAATGTAAGTGGTTCTGACGCTCTTACAAATATATCTTCATCAACAAGAAGGAAAGAAGAACTAATAGGTACATTTGATGACTTTGAATATTTCTTATATTATAATCATGACGCGAATCTTTACACACATTATTCGTCATCTGCATTTACTATAAATCCATATCCAAAGTCAAGTAGAAATCCTGATGTGTTATATCATAGTACATCAAGTCAAGGAGCAAACTGGCGAACTGAAACATTGGTAAGCGCATCTTTATATGACGCACAAAATCCTAATAAACTTAGAAGTATAATTCCTGTAAATATAAATGATGATAAATTAAATGAAGAATATCAAACATTTGTAGATATGTTAGGTCAACATTTTGATATATCTTGGAACTATATCAAATCATTAACTCAAATAAATGAAAGAGAAGAACATCCAAAAGATGGATTAGCTAGTGAGTTAATTGATATAATAGCAAGTTCGTTTGGATGGAAACTATTTAATGGATACTCTGATAGTGGGTTGTGGAATTATGAGTTTGGTGTTGACCAAACTGGAACCCCACAACAATCAGGTTCTTTATACTCTAAACCAACAAAAGAAATAGTTCAAGAAACTTGGCGAAGATTATTAAATAATTTACCAGGTATATACAAAACAAAAGGTACTGCTAGGTCATTTAAAACTTTAATATCTTCTTATGGTATACCAAGTTCATTCCTTAAAATTAGAGAATATGGTGGACCAAGAGTTCAGTCAGACAAAAACAAATATGAACATGAAAGGTATGTTAACAAGTTACAATTAGATGGTAAGAATAGAAGTGAACATATTTGGGATAAAATAAATGGATTAAGACCAAAAACTATTGAATATGTTGGAAAGTTACCAACCGCAAATCATAATGTATTTAGATTAAATCAGAAAGATGGTGGACAGATTGACTTGCATTGGGACTATGTACAATCAACAAAAAAGGCTAGAGTTAGATTAAGAGGTGGTAGTCCGTTAATACAAATAAGTTCATCTTACTTTGATTATATTTTACCAAGAGATGTTGTAATAGGATTTTCATCTGCGTCTGGCGGATATCACTTAGACGCGGCATTTATAGATGACTTTGGTGATGTATTACACCACGCAACCGCATCTACTACTGATAATAATTGGAACTTTATTTGGAACTCAAGTGGTTCATCAGATAGTAATAAACTGATGTCGCCTTATATTGGAACAACATCAACCGCAAGTATTCAAGAAATAAGATACTACAAAAAGAAATTAAGTGCAGAAGTAATACAAGGACACGCAGCAAACAGAGAGGCATACTTTTCTGATGACAATACAACTGATTTAGATATTGATACTTCATATGAAAATGTTCTTTATAGAATTTTTCCTGATAGTACATTTAAAAGTGTTAGCGGTTCAATCAGTTCAAGACACCCAAATCAACATTTTACACAATCGGATAGAGGTTTTATATTATCAGCGTCATTTGAACATGGTCAGCCAGAACATTTATCTGGCGAAGTTGATACATACTTTGTAACAACACCATCAGTAGGTGCATTAAACTTAAACAATAATAAAGTAAGAATAGAATCAGCTTCACTACAAGGACCATTACAAAGAGATAAGTCTAATGAAGTTAATCAGTACGACCAAGCTCCTCTTGATTCAAATTTGTTAGGAACATATTTTTCAACAACAGACCAAGTCAATTTTGACATCTACGCATCAGAAGGATATTTTAGTGTCGATGATTTGATTGGTGATACTGATGTTAGAAATATAGATGGATATGATTTATTAGACTTTAGAGCAAGAAACTATTTTCAAAAATACAATAGAGGTACTGCGTTAAACATACTAATAGGAATGTTATCAAGATATGATATGTCAATCTTTGATAGTATGAAACAAATAGTTCCTGCGAGAGCAGATTGGCATAAAGGTATCTTAATAGAACCTCATGTTTTTGAAAGAAACAATTTCAAAAGACCAGACAACATTGATTATACACAACATCAATTTGAATCTAATGGTATTAAGGTTTTAAATGTTGTATCAGGTTCATATTTAACTTATACCGCAAGTATTCCACAAGACCCGTTTAAACCATCAATATACAAGTTTGATGATATGTTATTTTTTAACACCGCATCAGGAGAATATTATACAGGTTCAAATGGTTATTGGGAATATTCACCAACAGGTTCTACAATATTAGACGCAAGACTATCAAGACACGCATTAGAGCCAAAATATTTTTATTCAACTCAAGAAAGCGCTTCACTTGGAATTACATTTGCAAATTCAGCGTCATTCCACTTTGCAAGAGTTCAAGACGATAGATTAACAGGTAATCTCAAAAACTTATTTTTTGAGGGTTGTAAAGTAACAAGTGATTCATTAACGACAAATTCACCCGATACACCCGACAATTCACCAGCGGTTCAAATATTTACTACCGACCCCGATGTATTAGTATTCAATACAGATGGATTGGTCAAAGAAGAAGAAGTTACTGGTAATTTGCCAGATAAGTTAATTAGAGTAGATGACCCTAATAGTTTAGTTGCTATTCTTAAGAATGCACAATCCAAAGGTGACTCGGCAGTAGCTAGTAAAGCAGATACGATAGTAAGAGCAAATCAAATATTTAGACCACTTCCTATTGGACCGCCTACGAAAGATACACCAAAAACAATTGCAAGACCAAGAGGAAATGATTCATCAGCGATTATTAGAAACGGAAGAACTGTAAGAGTCAATACCACTGCAATAACTCAAAATGTTTCAAAAGCTGCAACAAGACCAATGCGACCAAATGTATTTGGGGGAATATTCAATACATCGAACCCACAAACATCAGGCGCAGCAAGTTCAAATAGTAGGTTAGCAGACTATTTAAGAAACAATAAAAGGGGTGGTTAGAGAGATAAAATAACAATCATAATAGAAAAATGATTTAAAAATAAAAAAAACTATATTTATATAAGTAAAAGAGGAAACAACTATGGGATTTTTAGATAATTCATCTGTAACAGTAGACGCAATACTTACCAAACGAGGTAGAGAGTTGTTAGCTGAAGGCAGAGACAAGTTTACAATAACACAATTTGCATTAGCGGATGACGAGGTTGATTACGACCTTTGGAATCCAGCACACTCATTGGGTAGTGATTTTTATGGTATTGTCATAGAAAATATGCCAGTATTAGAAGCGATTACTGATGAATCATATCTAATGAAATATAAATTATTATCATTACCTAAAACAACGGTTAAACTACCATTCTTAGAAACATCGGTTAGTTCAATCAATGTAGCAGAAGAAGCGATTCTTGTACCAATTAATGTAACAACAATTAATGGTGGTAATGAAAACTTAGGATATACCGCAATACTACTAAACAGTGATGTGGGTAGTGTATCAGGTTTAGGAGCAGTGCCAGGAAGACAAAACCCAATTATTAATTTGAATTCTTACGCAACTGGAAAAGCACAATCTGTAACAGGTACGGCATTTCAATTTGCACCAACTACTAGCTTACCTAATAATCAAACAACAACCACAAGGATTATTATTATAGGTAACGAAACTGGTGGTAGGGCTGAGATTGATGTAACTGTAACACCTAAAGTAACATCTAACGACTAAAGGGATATATTATGGCAGTATTTAACAATTATGGTGGCGGATTCGGATTCGGAAACTCAGGACCAATAGGTGGTGGTTTCGGCGGTATGGGTGGTGGCTTCCAAGGTTATGGTGGTGGATTATTTGACGGAACTTTTCCGGGAGAATCTCCTGGAATAGGTGGAGTTTATGGTTATGGTGGTCAAAATGTTTTAATGCAAAACGGCGGTGGAGGCGGCGGTGGTAGTTCTGTAAGTGTAGGACCAACATTAGCTCCTGGCGGCGGTGTAGTAACACCACCTGTCGATGTAATAATTAATAATGACAACAATAACAATGACACGCCTGTATTACCCGGCGGTGCATTTGATTACGGAAGTGGTAAAATTTATACTGCATTTACAAATGAAGATGTAGTAGAAGGTGGAACTAAAAGAGTAACACGAGGATTGTGGAGTGGTAATAGTGGTGAACTAACAGTATTCCATACATCATCTTTTCAATCAAATACTCAAAAAGCATATTACTATGAAATATACAATGGACTTCCATCTGTATCAACAAACGAACCTCAGTTCTCAGTAGCATATGGACATTACGCAGGTAGTGGTTCTGCAGGAACAAATGAAGATTCACCATCATCAGCAATATACTCACAACTACAACAAATATTATTACCAGCAAGTCAGAAGTTTTTTAAGTTTAATGATACAAATCAAAATGATGTTTACGCAATCGCAATAAACAGAAGTAGATTAAAAGATAGACTGGATCCTGGCAATTGGGAATTATGTATTTCTGGCTCAGGCGGAAATGATATGTTAAGGTTAATTGATGATAGTGGAGATAGAGACCAATCAGGTAACGCAAGACAAACAAAATACAACATTGTAAGTGGTTCATTATTAAATGGAATTCAAAACTCAACAAGAGTGTTTGGTGAAGTTTATCCACAACATGGTATTATTGTATTAGGTGCAGCATTACTTGATACATCAGCGTCATTAGGAACTGTTAGGACTCAAGCAGATAATCAAAACCACAATAGATTGTTTACGGCAATTAGTGGAGCTGCAGCTAATTTAGGCGCAGCAAATGGATTCCAAGCTAGAAATGA